TCAGCAGAAAACTTTTCGTACTCGTTGTCAAAATACTTGTTTGAGCCTGGTTTGCTGGTGTCGTTTTTGCTTAGTATCCTTGCCACCATGGCTCTTGTCTGATTGACGAGGGTCTTTCCATCAGCCTCATTAAGACTTAAGCCTTTGTAAAAATTGACGTTTTGCTCCTCTTGGTTAGACAGTTGCTCAAATTCCTCAAGAAACTGTTGTTTAGCTCCAGCAGAAGCAACTGCCATATCTAAGGTGGCAGTTTCTCGTTGATTCTGATCCCACCATTTAAAGGCAGTACCTGCTGCTTCCTGCACATCCTTACCTGCTTGAATAGTGCCACGAGCTCCAAGAGTAAAAGCATCCCTATCCCTCGCATCAAGACCTTGCTGGTATGCTGTGGGAAGTGTGCCGCGTTTTTCGTAGGTAGGTATTCTTGGCATAGTTAACTCTTAGAAGGTGTTATTTTTCCAGGGGTGACCGTGCCGGTAGGTTTGGACCCCCAAACACCCATTTGTTTGCCCATGTAAGCGGATTGAGCACCACCAGAAAGAAGTGTACCCATAGCGCCTGTAACGCCTTGACGATACGCGGCTTCCCCTTGGAATCGAGACCCGGCTGCTTCTGCTTCAAAATTTTGTTTTTGCAATTGACCACCGTACAAAATAGCCATTTGCTCCATCGTGCCTTGAATGGTCGTATCTTCTTGAAGATCAAGAATGCTACCAGTCATCTGGTAACCGCTGGCTCCTGCAGCAGCTCGCTGAGAACCAATGATCCTGCGAAGTCGAGAAGCTTCTGCTTCTGCTTCATAAGCCGCTTTTTCTTCGGCAGCCTTGGCATTACGCTCCATGATCTGAGCGTTATAGTCAGCCGCCTTTTTAGCGTCTTTACCGGCCTGGTATTGGCCATAGGCCTGCATCGCAGTGCCTGCGACCATGGCCGATACAATCATGACTTCAACACCCATCAAAGAACCTCACGTATCTGTAGTGGTCTTTCTGATCTGGGCCCCACTGCCGCAGCGTCGATTCTCGCTCGTAGCCTAACCACTCTAACCAGCGAATTGCCGCTGAAAAATCTGACGGCACGGTCGTTTGAAGTCGATGCAGCTTGAGTTCCCTTCTTAAAAATTCCTGATTTAACTTTATGTACTTTATACACTGAATTTTGTGGTTCGGAAATAGTGCGGATGGAATCATGTACGATTCGGCCACGCCTTTCCACAAAGGAATGATCCCGGCAATAGCCAGGGGTTTTCCGTAGTCCACTGCCGTAAACGAAATTGAACTTCGTTCTAGGGCAATCTTGTCCGTGAAAACAGGCCAGAGGGGTTTGATGAAGTCTAGGTGCCATGGTTCAAATGGTACTACGATCATCTCTCTGAAACCGTCATTGCGTACATGATTGCCAGTACGGTGCATGGATGCGGAGTATCAGACTGCACGAGCAACTCAAACTGTCGTTCAGGAGCATGCTGTACCAATACTCGTTTGTCCCCTGTGAACAACCTAATTGAGCCCATAGGCATAGCACCAGACCGGAAAGGAATGATCTCTAGGGCTGCTCCGTTGGCACCAAATTTCAAATTAAAGGTGTCTACGAGCCTGAAAGTCACGCGTTCAATGCGACGTATCTTTCCTTGAGAAGGACCTGTCTGGGTTTGAACCTCAGGGTCGAGGGTACGTACTCGAGCCACGTAAGGAAGACCGACACTTACCTTTGAGGCAGTACGCGCTAAAGTAATCGAACCTGAGCTAACAACGCGATCTGGATGAACAGCTCCGTCAGCTAGAATTTGAACTGTCTCGCCTTCTAAATGATCCAATCCGGAAAGAACACTAACGGGAGAACCATCATAACTAATGCCGCTATCAATAAAGAAAGCATCCTCAACCACCATTCCTTTCGCGGTATCAAACGATTTTTCTAAGTATTCAACGTACTGCACGGTTTGACCGTCAATAGTTCGCTGAACGACTAGGTACAAAACCTCTTCTGATTCGTCATTTTTTGGCACAACAGCAATTTGCTTGACTTGAACATTTGTGCCGCCAATGATATGGCGATGCCAAGCAACAACTTCTTGATCTGGCTCGTATGATAAGCAGCGCAGTTCTCCGGTCTGCAGCAACGTCCACACCAAGTTGTCAGGAGAACGCGCGTAGGCAATTTGCTTGACGTTGCCAGTAGTAATGTGTTCTGCAAGCAGCGTAAGGTCTACTGAGGTGTAGCCGTCAATGTTGATGTCGTAAGACAATTCACGTACTTTTAAACGTGAACGGTCAATATACAGGGTAGTTCTACTTGCACCAACAGGGCGTTCGTTGGCAGTGCCGTCAGTAGTTTCACGAGAGATCGTTGCGTTTGTAGGTGTCAGCGCTTCATAGTTTCGTCCTGCTGACAAGATGAAAGGACCATCTGACGTACCAAGCTGCAAACGCTTTTCGCCGTAAATCCATCTAATCGCGTTCACCTGGTCAGTTGCCAAGGTTAAATTTAAAGCCGAGTCATCAAGTACTTCTGCCTTGGCGTTACTAGGACTGAATGACTTAAAGTCAGAAGTTCGCGTACTCCAAATGGTCGCAGGCTTTGACGCGCTTGCAGCAAAGAATAAACGTTCTTGGAAGAACGCAACTGAGGTTGGCCAACCAAGAGTATTTGACCAAGCACCTAGTCTCCAATCCTTTGTGGCGTTACCAGCACCAGTAGAGCCAAATGGAAAGTCAGGGTCAACAACGACAGTAACAGTTGTTGGGTTTGTGTAGGCAGTAATGGTGCCTGCGCCCCAAACGGCAGGAGAACCATTTTTAAAACGAAACCAGCGCCCAACGTCAGTGGCTGCAAAAATACCACTGCTTGACGTAATAGTAGCTGTGCCAGTTAAAGCAGACGTGTGTACTGTTACAGTACCTGTGTTCACGTCGTTGTATGGACCATCTTTGTACAAGTAAAGGTCTAATGACCAGTTAGTAGGTCCTAAACGATTTAATGTTCTTGGTTGATAGTCTTTGTGAACTAGGTAAAGAACGTCGGCAGACTGAGTGAAATCAAGATTGTCAAGATCGTCTTCTGACCAAGGCGAAATGATCTCGTAAGGAGCCGTGCCTGTTCCATTAAGTAAGACAGATTCATTTCTGTAAAACCTAATGTAGTAGTGACCAAACTCAAGGATGTATGCTTGTTCAGTTGAAAAGATAAAAGGAATAAGTTTGACCTTGCGGTTGCTAAACTTTACCTCTGTGATAAAACGCGTACCTGAACGCTTAGTGATGCCGCCGTGAGAGAAGATGATAAAGTTCTCGCAGCGCTCAATTGACGTTGCGTATTTTTGCAAGTCAACACGACCGTACAAACGAGGAGAAATCTCCCCGCCGGTAAAGTTAGTTTGAATTGGCGTTGTACGAGACATTGATTACCACCTTGGAGGTACACCTAAACGTGAATCAGCAATGCCAAATCGACTGTTCAACCAGTAATCGGCATCAAGCACTTCTTGTGAATTTTCTTGAGCATCAACAAACTTGGCTTCGCGCAACTTCAACTCATAGAGCTGCCACATCTGTTCCATCGTAGTTGACGACTGCAGCAATGGGTGAGCCATGTCAGCAGCAAGTCTTGCAGCCAAAGCGTCTACAAGTAAAGTATCATAGCTTGGTACGTCAGTCAACAAAGCGATGTATTTGATTTTCAAGTTGTCTCCGTCGTAAAGAATACGGCGAGATTCAATTGAATAACGACCATTGACATCTTCAAGCGTCAACAGCCTTAGAAAATCTGCGGGCAACACAAACTGATATGTGTACTCGTAAGCAGGCGTAGTTACGTCAAGAGGCAAAGCAGCTCGCCTAATCAAACAGTTCCACGGGTGAGCGCGAAAGACTGCTGCGCGCGAATCATCGTAAAGACGACGAGCCGTTGATGCTGCCTTAGTTGGGTCAGACAGGGAGTTGATGGGATCAACACCCAGCAAAGTAAGTGACCTGTTTACGACTTCAATATCTGATGCTGCCATTTGTATCTCCTAACAAAAACGGGAGACCGTGCCTTACGGCCCGATCCCCCGCACTACCGGTAACTCCTCTAACTTAGTCGATTGCGTAGAGCACGTAACCGTTCAGAGTAGCTGCGTCAGGAATCGTGCCGCCAGTAATTGTTGCACGAACAGTCAAACCAGTTTTGCTGGAAATCTTGCTTGTTGCAAAAGAACTGATGGTGCCTGCAGAAGCCACTGAAGTGTTCGCCATAAACGCGTCGTCATCTGCTGCAACAGCAGCATTTGACAAGTTAGTGTAGCCAGTGTGACCGACTTTAACGACACGAGATGCGCCAAGTGCCGAGCTAGTAATCACCACACCAAGGATGCGGGTAGTACCACCGGGCAAAGTGCACAAGGTCACGGTATCGCCGTCTGCACCTGCACCTGACTGTGTGAAGTCAAATGCACGTACACGTGCGCGACCATGCTCGTCGCAAACGTCGTTCATCGTAGCTGGAGTAGCCTGGGTGTTAGCGTATTGAGTGCTATTTTGATTAGCCATGACTGTTCTCCTTATTCAGCGCAGATGATCTCAACTACCTTCTCTTCTTCCATGCGGGTTGCCCCGAAAGAAGCAGAGACGTAGACTTGAGTAGAGTTGCGCTTGTCGCGACGAGGACCGATGTCAGTAACAATGTCTTGACCAACGGCGATGAGCAAGCCGGACTGAGCCCAGGCAAGCACACGACGGTGGCTAGAAGCATTGGTACGAACCAGTTCAGTGCGAACAAACTCGAACCCCATGAAAGTGTTGATCTCACCTTGCACGAGAGCGCGCACGGTGTTGTAGTCGGCGCTAGACACTTCAGTCGTCTTCAGCAAATCAGTGACTTGCTTAGCCGTCATAGCGATATAGCGACGCTCAGTAGGATCAACTTCGTTTTTGTCCATGATTTCCTTGGCTTTGCGCAACTTAGCAATGGTCAAACCAGAGTTAGTTGTGGCGCCTGACTCAACGTAGTCAACTGCGACTTGCTGAGTGCTAGGGAAAGTCACGGTACTAGAACCGGTTTTGCCGGTGTACACGGTACCAAAAGCCGCATCGAGAATAACCTCGTCCATCTTACGACCAAGTGCAAAGGCTGCGTTTTGGCTGTAAGGCGAAGTAGGGTCAATCAACATGCGGATGCGATCAGGACGGTCGATCAGGTCGGCCCAGTCAAAATCGCGCAGCGAAACGCGGCGACGATCATGTGGAACGTTGATCAATGGGGTGTCCTGGTGACGGCCAGTGACCTCTTGAGCAGAAGTTGCGCCGATACGATCGTAGAACTCAAACTCACCATTCTGAGTTTCAGTGCGAACGAGCGGACGCAAGCGCGAGCCCTTCTGCTGTACGAGGTGTTCTACGTTGGCACGGTACTGCTGTACAAATGCCGTAGTGATTTGAATGGACATTATGTCCTCCTCATTCAGTTAAAGTTGAAAACACGTTTGCTCGCAGAGGCTGCCCTAAAATCGGACCCCCACATACCCTTTTGGCTAGGCGACACCCACGGACCCTTTCGGGTTCCCCGTTAATAGGATAATACAGCAAAAACCAGAAAAAGAAACTAGCCCAAACGCTTACTTTTACCCATTCTTTGGTCGTCCTTGACGGTAGTCAGGTTTTGGTTGACTGTTCCGTAGTCGACCTTCATTTCTCGCTGGACTCGTTTGACGGTGTCATCGACATCGTCGACCTTGGGCTTCTGTTTCAGCCGCTCAGCAAGAATTTCGGACATAGACTTCTGGACTTCTGACGGCAAAGACGTAGACTTGACAGCGTCTCGGACGATTTTGTCTTTTTTGGGCTCTGACGACGGCAGACTGTTCGTCAGAATCTGTTGAAGTTCTTCTAGGTCAGAAGGTTTCTTGCCAAGCAGGGTTTTCATAGTTACTGTGCCTCGTCTGGGTAAGCAAAACCAAACAGGTCTTGCATCTTTTTAACAGCTTCAGGGTGCCCGGTGGCTCCGGGAGTCATATAGGCACTCATGAAGTCCTTATCTCGCTGCATGCGAGCAATCTCTTGTCGGGCAGAATCCGGAGTCATTGTCCAGCCGCGTGATTGTCCAGGGCTGGCAAGTGATTCTTGCATCTGTTGACCGATATTGGCAAACATCTTGACAAACATCGGATGGTCTCCGAGACCGGTTTGATCTAGCCACTGCATGAGCTCTTGACCACCAAAGGTTTCAACTGCGCGAACTGCCAGATCAACGCGCTCGTCAAAAGCGCGGCCAAACTCACGTTTGACTTGGTTTACCCACTCGCCTCGTTGAGCTTCGCCGTTGCTTGTGATCGAGTTATGCTGCTCGCCAACGTAGCTCATGTACTCTTTAAAGATACCCTCAGCTTGTTTTTGAGTTAATCCGTTTGCGTGGAAAATCTTTTTAAAGCGGTCAAGGGCAGCCGGTTCAAACTCAACGCCGTCAGGCACTACGCCATTGGGTTCAAGTTTGTAGTTACCATCACCAGGGCGACCTAGTCGCTCGTAGAACATATCCCATTCAGACTGGTCTGATGTGTCACCAGGAATAGAGATTTTGTCTTTACCAATCATGCGTTGAGCATGAACATAAGACTTGGCCAAACCGTTTAAATCTTTAATGTCTGCCAGAGTGGGATCTGCGCGCAACGTATCATCTAAAGAAGCTCGCCAATCCATTGCTGAACCGGCAGAGCTGCCCCCAAAGTTACCTGCACCAGCGTCTCCGCCAGCAGGAGCCCCCATGGACCCTCCGTTCATATCACTCATTGTTTAACTCCTCGAGTCGTTTCAAAAGTTGCCTTGCGTCTCTTTCCAAAAAACGCAAAATGCTAAGCACCAAGCGACGCTGACCTTCACGGTGCGCCGTCTCAGTAGGATCACCTGACACGTACGTGGTATCGCCGATGAACCCAACTTTGCAGAGGTGTTCAAGCACACGTTCGCCATCAGGCGTGGAAAATATTTTCTTGTAGCTGTCTTGCAGCTCAACGGGATTAAATTGGCGGGGCACCTGGTTCAACTCCTTGATCTGGTGGAGGCTCTAAACCTTGGGGCATCGTGGCTGCGGCATTAGCAGCATCCTTAGCAGTGGCTGCCATCTCACGACCTCGAGCAACCTCAGCCATTTCCGCCTGTTGTTCTGAACGCTGTTGACGCATAGCTTGTAGTTTTTCTACAGACAATAGAGTCTCAAGCGGCGCATCAAGCAGCTTAGCTGCCCAGCGAACGGTACCGTCTGCGTCAATGTTGTCGAAGACTTCGGGTTTAATGTTACCCAAAGGTACGAGTGCTTCAAGCAGGCGAGTAAAGCTAAACAGTTGCTGCGTCTTCTGAGCACGTGCTACTGGAGACACGTAGTCAATACGCATGTTGCGACCTTCAATAGCTGGAGGTGGCGGTGGCAGCATCTTGCGACGAGCCATAATGTTGAACACCCGGTCAATCATAGGACCAAGCAACTCAAACTGCAAGCGACCAACCATAGGACCCATGAGTCGCATACGCTCTTCTTGACGCTGCAGCACTTCAGTTGCAGTCATTGAAGGACCTTCACGCATCTGCATCCAGTCAACGTGGAACGTTTTCAAGACGTGCGTGCGGCGTGAATCAATGAACTCAAGGCCAATGTCAGGACGTACACCTTCAATCAAAGGCATAACCTTGTCTTGGGTCCCTGAACGGTAATAGTTTAAGCCACCAGGGATGGTGCGCAATGGCAGCATGAAGCCATCGTCAGGAACAAGCAACGGTGGATCAGTGGCCTTCTGAGCAGCCTTGATGACCGTCTTGCTCATCTCGTTGATCATCTTAATGTCAGGCATGGCAGTCATGGCAGGAGACCTACCATACACTTCACCTGCTGTCTTTGTCCAGCGAGGCACCATGTAAGGGAACTCGTTGAAACCGCCGACGTTAAGAACCAGTTTTTCTTCTTCAAGAATGTAAGCACTCATCCAAGGCATGTTCTTGGCAAGCTTACTATCTGGGTTAAAAGTGTCTCTGGGTTCTACTGCGTGAATGCAAGTATATTCTTTGTGAGGGTCTTTGTAGACGTTCTCAATGAACTTCTCAGGCAACTTGTCTTTGTACATCTGGACTAGTTGACGACCTGAATGCTTGTATTGACGGTACAACGTATCGACTGCGCCTTCAGCGTTTTCAGCGATGTAGCACTCAGCCAAGTGATACGTTCTAAAGTTAATTGGCCTGCCTGGTTTGTCTTCAACGTACAGAACACCTGTGCCGTAAGAACCAAGGTCAAGGTAGAGCTCGTGAATCATCGAGCCAAAGTTAGAGTTAGGCGAGTGAAAGACTTCGCGGAACATCATGTCCACGACGCCTTGCAGCCACATCTGGGTCTGCTCGTCTTCCTCTTCTCGCATCTTTTCTAAGATGAGAGTAAACCACGTCTCTGAGGGCGCGGTCAAATAGCCATGCAAACCGGCAGCTAGTTGTTCATTAGCTAGCGGGGCCGTTGAGTCATAGACCTTGTCAAACCTAGTCCGGTCGCCTTGGCTGCGCTGAGCGTTGAAATCGCCTCGTCTTGGGTTGACAAAATCTGTGCAATCTTGCCAAGTGTTTTCCCAAGGGCTGCGAATCTGCTTAAGTTTCCCCAGGCGATCGATCGTGGTAGTGACAAGCTTTTTATCGTCTTGTCCTTTATCCACGATTAACTACCGCCAAGAGGTGACTTAGTGCCTAGCAGTTTCTTCTTCTGAAGTTTTTCCATACCGATTGAAACACCCTGTGCTCCAGTCAACATGGTACCTTCACGGCCTTGAGCCTCACCCTCAACCTTACGTTGATTTTCTACGGCATCTGAAACAGCTTTATCAGACGTCTTAGGGGCTTCAGGGGCTGCTGCCGGCGCAGGCGCAGAACTTGGGCTCATACCCAGAACTTTTCCAACAAATCCACCACACATAACTATCTCCTTTTCTTAAAAAGGTTACCTACTACTTCGTAACCCAGGAGATGGTACAGCTGTGCCGTTCTCTCTGGGGCCACTTGCGTTGACGTAGCTGGACAAATTTCCTTTGCACCGCGCTCAAACGCCCAATCTTCAAATGCCTGGATTAGCCTCACGGCTGCCAGACTACCTCGCTTCGTTGGGTCTACAAACAAAGCCAGATCGACCGCCATCCGGTCGTTACTGAAATAATACTCTGTCAGAAGCCCCGCGTACATGGCAATTATAGTGCCGTCTTTTTCGGCTAGGTGCAAAAAGTATTCGTCAGGTGTAGCAATCATGTGGCTCACTAGGTGAGCTACCTTTTCGGGGTTATACGTACAGACCTGCGGATAGTGCGACTCGTTGAAGATCCCGGCTGACAGTTCTAGGACTCGAGGTACGTCGTCGACCGTGGCAGGGCGAATGATCATAGGATCTTGTATTCCATGTCGGCCATCCTAGGCAAGGATCTGCGGTTCATGTCTAGTTGATCGCGGAGGCCTACGCACATATATCGGAAAGCGTCGGCAGGGTGACTGGTCCAGTCGTGCAGCGGTTTGTCTCGGAAGACCTTGTTCTTTTCGTCAAAGTCTTTTCGGTACTGGCGCAATGATTCGATCAGGTGTGCACACTTTTTCTCGTCGAACCAGCACTTCGGCAGCGTCGTTCGGACGGCTTCAATACCGTCATCGATCCTAAGGTTTGGTACCACTCGGAATCGGATGCCAAGTTCTCGGGCAACTTCAAGTCGAGACTTACCGCTGCCAAGCTCACGAACTTGAATATCGTGCGGGGCCAAATGTTCTCCGTAGACATAATCTCTTTCTTTGATGATCTTGGCGTAATGAGCCATGCCCTCGCCAGATGCTTCGTAGTAGTCGATTATACGGATCTCTTGACCGTGCTTCTGATAAAAAACTATTGCAGTCGAATCTGAGACACCAAGATCCCAGGCCGTATGCACCTCGAGCCGCGGTTCATAGGGGAGACTTCCTAGCCGACCGTCGGCAAGCAGCTTAGCCATGGCGGTGCCGTAATAGCTGCCGACTAAAGGAGCATCAAAACTGCAATAGAACTCTTGTTGGATCATTTCTTCAGGCATGCCAGACGCTCGTTCCTCGTCGACAGCCTCCATAGAAATGGCCCTAGTGTCGTCTACGCTCAGGACTTGCTGGTACCATCGCTCATTTCGCTTGGCCATGTTGAGTAGGTCATATCCATGGTTTCGACCTCGAGCGGTATAAATAAACAGCGCCCATCCGCCATTCTCAGCCAAGATGGGACGAATGTAATCCCATGCGCGGGGATCTTGGAGGGAGTATTCAGAGAAGACGACTCCGACGGGATTTGCTCCAACCAGTCTGTCGACATTGTCTGTACCCACCACCTGATAGATTGAGCCATTCTTCAGCGTAAGCCGCATCTCCGTGTTGTTGACTGCTTCCCACATCTCTTTGGGAAAATGGTCAATAAACTTGCGACCATCACGCGTCATCCCGTCCCAAGCAATCTTACGGCCTTGGTTGTAAGTCGGGAACAGGTGCCAGTACAAACCCGGACGAGTCAGAGCTGAAACTGCACACCAGTTAATCGACAACAGGTCTTTGCCTGCACGCCGGTGCCAAACTGCTACGGCACGCTTACCGCCATCTTCTAAAAATTTCCACAGGGGAAACTGATAAGGCCTTGGTGCCCAATCAAGAGGTACTGTTATCTCCGCCATCAGTGTCCTTTACAACGTCACTAAACCGTACAACGTTAATGTTGAAAGAACCGCTGCCCTCGATCTCCATTTCAACTGCCTTGCGCTTAGGAGCAACGTACTGGGCCAATTCTTTAAACGCCTGGAACTTTAACTCCTGGCTTGCCGTCGGGTCGACAGCGAGCATTGCCATGCCTTCAATTGGATCGCAATTCAGTGCTGCGAGTTTTTCTTCAATTTCCGCAGTCCGCTTGTTCTTAGCTCCTGCAGGACGACCAGCGCCTTCGCGTTTACCGCCAATTTGTGCCATGATGGGACCTCCTGTCTACCTATATTATACGGACTACGTAGGATTGTACATAGTCCCCCTGAATTTTGCATGGGATCATAGGATTATTGGCATATTGTATTGATTGGCATTCTCTGCAATTTTCACACGCTGTGCTCTGTTTTTCCCTATACTAACCCCAATATGCACGGATTTTTGCCGATTTACCTTTGAAAGCCCCCGCAGAACCACTGACTAGGCGCTTTTGGGCCTGCGCCCCGCTGCCTGACACCTGGGCCCCTAGCCGCAAACACGGACCCGAGCCGGTAAAAAACAGCTTCTCTATATAGATCCATGGTTCTTGGACCAAAAACTGGGTACAATTAACGGAAATAAGCGGAAAAAGGACCTGGGTTTGTAGGCCACGGACAATTGCGGATGGGATCGTGGATGGAAGTGGGA